TATCCGCCGAGCGTCAGATCAGCCATGATTTTGCTGTGCAGACTCTCAACAATCGGGTCTGCAACTTCATCAGGCTTGTCTCCTCGCACGATCACAGACACACGCACTGTGAGCGACCAGTCCAGAGTTGGCAGGCTGGTGTTTTGCTCAGGCGTGTCGCTAATCGCCTCAACAACCAGCGCAGGGCTTTCACCACGTTGCAACGGCACCACTCGGCTTCTGTAGATGCGCGTGCCAACGTCAGTTGTGCCAGCAAGGCTGCTGACGATGTCATCAAGAATGTTTTCGCGCAGCGTCGTCATGTCTTCTGCAGCGAGATCTCACAAAGCAGTCCGTCATCAATCAGGCGTGTCTCACGCACTGTGTAGGCAACAGAATCGACGGTGATGCTGGTGCCAGCTGTAAGGGTGCCAAAGTCAGAAGCCTTGGCGGTGATTTGGTAGTCAGTGCTGAGCACCATGTCACCGGCCAAGACTTGACTTGGCTGATCAAGAATGACATTCGCCGTCGTTGCGCCTGACGTTGCAGACACATTGAAGTCACCTAGGAAAACTCCCAGATCATCAGCGAGCGCATCAAATGCCATCAGCCGTACTTAGGAAACGCGATTCCCTTAACGCTGACTGCACCAGCGCCGCTGCCACCAGCAACAGTGATAACAGCTCGCACATAGCGGCGACAATCATCAATGTCCACAACCAGCTTTTCAACCAGTGCAGTGTTTGCTGTGGTGGTAGTGAAGGCAGCGCCTGAAAGGTCAGTAAAGCTGCTGTTGTCTGCAGAGTCCTGAATCTTCACGGCATAGGTGATGCCGCTGCCGCCGGCTTCTGCATCAAGAACGCAGATCATGCTGCCCTCATAAGGCAACAGATCAACCCCTGTTTCGTTTGAGCTGCTGGCTACAACATCGTTTGGCGCAAGGTCCAAAACGGTTGCACGCCCAGCCACACTAGCTGTCGACATTTTTAGTGGCCCTCCGGCGCTTGGGTTTTGCTTCAGTGCTGCTTTCCTCAGCAGCTTCAACGGCTTTGCCCATACCAATAAGGATGGCACCGTCTTTGTCAGAAACGTCATAAGTCTGGCCAGCCTCAAGGGCCGTGCCAGACGCCATCACGTTTCTTGTGCAAGTGATTTTCATGAGAAAAAAAAGGGGCCGTTGCCGGCCCCCTCTCCTTATCAAGCGGTAGTGATGTCTTCGATGGAAGCGAAGGCAGAGGCTTGGCGAACAGCAACGTCAAAGGTGATGATGCCGCGAACCGAGGTCAGAGCCTTGCTGAAGTCATCGGAGTCAGTGCCCACGGTGATCTCAAGGCCGTTGCCATAGAAGCCGATCATGGCCTGGCTGAAGTCACCAGCAACCAGAGCAGAGCAAACGCCAGAGCTAGAACCCTTGGTCAGGTTGGAAGGCACAGCGTTGGTCACTGCCAGCGGGTAACCGTTCAGGTTCAACGGGGTAGGTCCACGACCGATGGCCGAAAGATCAGCGTTGAACAGGAAGGAACCATCGCCAGTGGTGGAACCCCCAGCACGGAGCTTCTTCAACCCGCCAACGACTTTGCCGTTGGTGATGTATGCCATGTTTGGGCCGAAAGCGTTGTCCTGAGTGATTTCAGTCTCAAGATCAACGACCTTCTCAAGGGTCAGAGCGCCACCATTGGTGCCCATGGCCACAGAGCCGATGCCGCTGGTGTTGCGGATGCCGGTGGGTTGACCGGAAGAACCGGAGCCGTTCAACACTGCGGAATCAACAGCAGCGTTGATGCCATCAGTCAGGTCACGACGCACCAGCTCCTCAATGCCAGGAGTGGCTTGAAGCAGGGTCTGGCGGCTGTACTTGGACAGTGCTGCCAGGTTCTTAGGTGACATGGTCACCTGATCAAACGTGGACTCACCTTGGGTGATTGCGGTGGTCTCGTTTGCCAGGTAGTAGACGCTGGCAACACCAGAGCGACGGGGGATTGCCACGTCACCGACCAGGCCGGTCAGGGTGCGAACGCCAAGGCCAACCACAGGGGAAGCGTTCCGCAGGGCCTCGATGAAGTCATCAGCCAGCAGATCGGTAGCAACCAGATTGCCGCCGGTCGTGGCAGATCCCGTGTTGTAGGTGGCCCGTTGCTGGGTCAGAGCAGAGAACGGAACAAAGAAGGAACGCTCACCAGTGGCGCTCAGGCCGGAGGTGCGTGCAACTTCTTGGCTCAGTTCACGGACAAGACCAGCACCATGCGAAGTCCAGTCGCCAGTGATCAGGGCGCGGACGCCATCAATCAGGGAATAACGCTCTTGGGTCTGTTGGCCAAGGTCAACAGGTGCAACGGTCTCAACCGGCTTAGCGCCGATTTTGTCGAGCACAGCCTCACGGGCCACGTCGAGAGAAGAACCGTTTTCGATCAGCTGATCAGCAAGGTCACGCATATCGTGCTTGCCGCACAACTCTTGAATGTTGCGGATGCGGTTGCGCTCTGCAGAAGCTGCCTTTTTGGAAGCTTCATCGCGCACCACATTGATGTCGGGTGCTGTGGACATTTGATTCTCAGAATCGGGTGAACTTTGTGGTGCGACGCGAGCCGCAGAATCCGCCGGAATGGCTTCTTCTTTCTCGATTGTAGTAGTGGGAAGCAAGGATCTTCCTACCCCAATCTTGGGATCAGCAGGCACGCTGACGATGGAAACTTCGTAAGGCTCCCAGTTCGTCGCTACAAACTCATTGTTCCGCTCTTCCATCTCCTTAATGCGGTATCCGACGCTGATATTTCTCATCACGCCATCTTTGACATCCGTCAAAATTTCCTGGGCAAAAGAGTTACGGCTAAACCGCACGCGGCTGTAGCCCTTCTTTTTGTCCTTGTCTAAGTAGGCACGCTCAACAACACCAATCGGTCGATCCATGTCGTGATTGAACAGCAGCGGTGCGCCGTCGTTCAGTCGGCCAAGGTCAGCAGCACCATCCTCGTGGCTCAGCACCTCCATGCCAAAAGCCCGCTCTACTGGATATTCAGAGCTGAAGCTGAACTCCATCACGCGGTCTTCCTGCTCCTCAAACTTGGTCTCACCAGCCCGCTTGTAAAGCGTGGGTGCGTAACGCAGAGCAGCAATCTTCGTCAGCGTTGAGAACCGATGACCAACCTGCACATCAGTTGCCTCATTGCCCTCATCGGTCTCGCGATAAACCGTAATAAGTGCAGCAGGGTCATCCTCGTCACCGTTCACGGTGAAATCAGAATCAGGGACATTGATTGTGCCGTCACGCTCAATGCGATCAATGCGGCCCTGTGCGGTGCCACCTGAGCTGTTCCAGCGCACAAAATCTCCGACGCTAAGTTCGTCGGGCTCGGCCCTTACTTGCGATTCGTCGGACATAGTACGTTCGCGGATTTCTTTAATTCTATCCGCCTTGTTAGTAGCCCACACCTGCCCAGGGTCTCCACCCCACGCAGCCCAAGCCACACGGCCATTAGACGGGTAGCCGTCTTCTCCAGGCGAAAAACCTTCGCCTTGCTTATCAACCTCATGGCGGGCGAACCACGCGGCCATGGTGATCACTGTGTCAGCAGATAGCTCATCACCGCTCAGGATCTGCGTGGCTCTGCGTGCTGCGACCTCAGTACCGCCAGCTTCACCGTCAGCCTTCCAATCGCGATAACGCTCCGCCTCTTCCCTCATGCCTTCTGTAGGCATTAGGTCAATCTCTGTGCCGTTAATAGTTGCCAAGATCTTCCTCCGCAACGTTTTCTGCATCCTCGCCACCAGGCGCAGGCGTGTCACCAAAGGCGTCGATGGTGTTGGCCGGCTTGTACTGGCTAGCGCCGCTGCCATTCACAGCAGACGGATCGGTGTCCGTGATGATGTTCATCTCGTCGAGCTTGGCCAGCTCTGACTGACGGGCAATCAAGAACTCATCAAAGTCGCCACCGTTTTCAGCCACACAATCGGCAAGGGTCTTGAATCCACTGCGCACTGCTGCCTTTTGTGCAGCGATTTCCTTCTGCGGGTCAACGTAGTGGTAGCCCCTGCAGACCCAGCGCACAGCCTCATAACGCTCAGGCTCGGTCTCGTAAGTAGGCAGATTTAGTGCGCCACTAAGCACCGCCATCTCAAGCCAAGCGTCATAAATCGGCTGATAGAACTGGTCTTTCATCATCTGCTGAATGGATCGCCAGTGGTCGCGGTCCTGCAGTAGAGCGAGTCGTGATGATGAGTAATTACTCTGTGAAAAATCGTGCGCGAGTTGCTCGAAAGAGCATCCGACACCCGCACCGAGTGCCCTGAGCTGTGCCCTGAGGAACGGCTCATATTCGCCAGTAGGCGAATCCATGTCAGGAATGGTGACCGTTTCGCCTGGCTGCAGGTATTTGAATTGCCCAGGCTCAAAGCCTGTTACCCGCTGTTCGTCATAGATCTCGCCGCCTGGGTCAAGCTCACCCTCCGGTGATTGGATGAATCCCATCAGAGCAGAACTTGCGCGGGCACGCACAACGCTTGCCTGTTCCCAACCGTCAACGTGATGCAGTCGCTGCATTGAAGATGCAAGCCAAGGCACGCCACGGGTCTGACCAGGCCGTGCAGATGTCCGGTCAAACAAATGGATGACATCCTTTGCCGGAACAATGATGTGGCGCTTGCCAGGCTCCCTCGTGGGAAACGCGGTATCACCAGGGTGACGGCTCAGAAAGGCATAGCTGACAGGACGGCCAAACTTGTCCAGCTCAACGCCAAGCTTCCAAACGT